GATAAGATCCAATAGACTGATTCATCTTATAATACAATTTAGAACGCTTAATATCTCCAGGAGCCAAAACTGTTTTGCCAGTAGTCTTACAATGATGAAAAAACTTCGCACTAGGCGGTTCGTCCAAATGAGATCCAGCAACACTTTGAGCCACAACAGCAATCTGACCATTGTTAACATCTCCTAAAAAAGAAGTATAGACAGGAGGCCCAACTAATGAAGGCGAACGCACGACCATCTCAGTACCATTGCCGTTGCCATAATACTTTTTACAATCCAAAGGATTCGCGTTGTTAACATCAGTACTCGATCCACCAACAGCATTAGGAGTCGCATTCTGCATAGAGAGAGAAGAAACCAACTGACCATGAATATAACTAGTCATAGGATTAGCCTCGTGCTTAAACCTATAATCAGACAAGGTCGGACTCGACACCATTGCTATCCTTTGAAACTTCCATAAATTATCAGAGCTGTCAATAACTGTCCTAATCAAACCAACCATACGAGAGGATGCAGTTCCAAAACTCTCATTTGCAACCGCAACTGCAGAATCAACATTTGTAGCAGTGGTCGCAGTCGGAGAAGCATAATACGTAATACGCCACACATAAGGAACAGACGGACCAAGAGTAGCGAACTCTTCCACAACAATTCCCTCCTTAGCCCAAAACGCTTTCGCAATAGCTCGTCCAATAAACTCTATCATAGAGTTTATTGGAAAAGTAGTGTGGCCAACATAAACAGCATCCAAATCGGTGACTTGCTGATTAACTTCAGTACGACCAACAATACCATTTGTCATATTAACCTTCTCAGAACGTTTCAAACGCTTCGGACGATTATACTTCGTTTTACGACTGCCAACAACCCTACCATGCCCATGAGACCCTTTCCATACTCCGGGCCAACGATTTCCAGAACCTGTCGGATAAAATTTAGAACGCTTCACAGAAAATACAGGACCAGAACTACGCTGACGCTTATTATTACCAGAACGAGAAGAGCTTGAAGGTACTGTAGGAGAGACAGGCGAGTTAAGAACCGAATAAGCGCTACGAGCTGCTGAAATATAAGGGGAAACCGCCCTATATCCTCGGTAGACACCTCGGGCAAATCTGACCGCATTGGCAATAGGGCTATTCCTTCGAGAGTTACTTCTTGGCGTAACATATCCTCCACGTTGTGTAATATAAGGCATTTTTTAGAAAAAAACAACAGAAAAAAAATTTCTTTTATAGACAAAAATTGTCTTTTGTCTAGCCGCACAGTAAGTAATACTAGGGCGAGACAAAACATTTTGATTGGTCGAAAATGGCTCGCCGTCTTACTGTGCGGTAAAATCATGTAGTTCGCGCTAAGGCGCGCCTACTGTCGTCCTACCGGACGGCTTGAAGATAATCAAAGTAGCTTTTCATACACTGGCAGGTCTGCTTCGCTAATGACCTAACGCCCGGCCATGCTCCGCGCCGGGCCTAACCTAACCCCTAACCATTAGGTTAGTGACGTCACTAACCTAAGAGGCTGACTGATTGCACTGATAAGAAAAGGTATAAATACCAAGGATATTTTGGCTCACTATATCTCATCGAAAAAATGCCACAATCAATTTTAGCTAACGCGAACCAATATGGAATAAAAGACGGAGAAATTCTAAAAGATCTCTTCACAAGAATGATCGAAATCATCGAACAAGAAGATCATATTAATGAAAAGAATATGGAACACATAATGAACGCATACAAAAATATGAAAGAAGTATGCCAAAGTTACGACAACACACACATACCTTTACAAGGTGTTCCCTCTGACGTTATTGACCTAACGAAAGATTAAATAAATTTTTTTATTTCAACAATATTTAATCTTCTCAACAACGCATCAAGAGTTTTAACATCCAAACCAGGATACCAATCAATAGGATGTAAATTACTAGTTATCCAAATATGACTAGCTTTGCAAACAACAGATGAGCCTTTTACTTCCACCAAAAGCGGATATCTGTCCAACCATCGGAGTACGTGTGAAACCCCAATAGTTCCACGGAACTCATCGATGACCACATTTTCTTGTCCACGATAGCCATCCCAGAATTTGGAATTGGGGTCTTTAGGATAAGCTTCAAAGGTGGCCTCTGCCCATGCTCTTCTGCTTTTTCCGGTTCCGGTCTCTCCCCAATACACGTCACACAATTTCTCAATTCCAACAGGTTTTGCGTTTTCCACAGCAATTCTTTTAATGTTCCCATAATAACGTATGTAAATATCTGGGGGTATTGAATCGAAGTCTCCAGACTTAACGGATCCAAGGAGAGCGGCCCAATCTGTAGAAGAATTTCTCTGGAACGGTCTATTTCCAAGTTCAAATTGGGTGCCTTGAACTCTTGTTTCTTCTTTCCAGACATAGTCCTCTGCCGCTTGCGAACGGGTTGGCTCGCAGTGACAGTCTCCAAAGACTTTCCGAACATAACTAAGTCTCTGCTGTCCTCCAAAATTGACGAAGATTTGCCAATGCAAATATCCTTGCTCTCCTGCTTCAATTCCTCTTTCAAGCTGTCCTTTAATGTAAGTAACGGAGTGGGGGAGGTACGGTGTAAATCCGTGCCATGGGATAGTGAGCATCCACTTTGTACTTTTCGGATATTTGACATTATTTTTTGACATAACAAAAATTCTATTACACTAATTTTTCTTTTATACACTAATTATGACGTCATATCTTTCCCATGGGTCAAAACTTTCCCATGGGTCAAAACCACATAGCTTAAATGACATCATTCAGATAGGAGCCAAAGTTACCACATCAAAATTCAACGGCAGAGTAGGATGAACATTTTTCAAATCAACTTTAAATGAAAACGACAAATCTATCTCATAGTCAACAGTAATAGGAACATTAGAAGGAGCTCCAGCAACAGTAGTAGTTACAACTTTTTCAAATCCAAAAAATTCGTAATTACCGTTATTGACATACTGCAAAGTAGTCGCTGGCTGTCCACGTAAACTCCTAAGATAAGATCCAATAGACTGATTCATCTTATAATACAATTTAGAACGCTTAATATCTCCAGGAGCCAAAACTGTTTTGCCAGTAGTCTTACAATGATGAAAAAACTTCGCACTAGGCGGTTC